ATCGCTGCACCCCTTTCCATCATTATCGCTGCACCCCTTTCCATCATTATCGCTGCACCCCTTTCCATCATTATCGCTGCACCCCTTTCCATCATTATCGCTGCACCCCTTTCCATCATTATCGCTGTACCCCTTTCCATCATTATCGCTGTACCCCTTTCCATCATTACTTCTTTCCAATTCAATAGAATTTATATCTACAACAAAAATATCTTGATTATTTTCAGTCATTTTATATAAAGACTAAATAAAAAAAATTAGTTATATTTATATTACATGATGTATTAGAGTTTATTAAATTATACCAAGCCTCGTTTTAAGAGATTCTATAGAAAAATGGATATTTTCAACTGGAACAAAATTATACATTAAATCAAATCTTTCTGGTTCTTTATCAAATAGTATATGTGCTTCTTTTCCCATGCCTATAGAATAACCTAATTCTAAATGTGCAGATTTACCCGATGGCATTACCATAATAACAATATCCGATGAATCTATATGTCTTTTATCAAATTCAAAATTATTTCTAGCTGCATAACATGTTAATGCTTCTTTATAATTCCATCCTCTTTTTTTAGCATATTCAAATAAATATTGATCAGCGTCTGGTCCTGGAGTTATCCACTGATCAAAAACATCATATTTTGGTCTGAGTTGTTGTGCTATATCTGGAATATTATTATTTTTTAATGCTCCAATAATATATACTTTTTGTTGTTGCGACATAACCTATAATTTATATATATTACAGCTAATAATCTTTTATATATATTATTTATAAATTAGGTCAAACATTTATCGCAAAATTATTAATAATACCAAAAATTTAATATTTTAAGACATGTATATTTACAAGAATTTAAAATATTTATTTTATAATTATAAGTTATAAGTTATATGGAAAATCCATGCTATAGATTTGAAAAAATAGAATTTAATAACAGTTTATTAGATATAGATGCAACATATGTAATTCATTTGGAAAATAATGGACGCTTAGATCATATAAAGTCACAATTAAATGAGTTTCATCCCACTAAACTGGTTTACATACTATACAACAAAGGATACAAAAAATGTAATAAAGATGCATATATAGATAAACCACCATTAGACCTCGTAGATGCATTTTTATATATTTTTAAAGATGCACAAGAAAAAAATTATAAAAATATATTGATTTTAGAAGATGATTTCATTTTTAATAAAAAGATAAAAGATAAAGAAGTACAACAACATATTATGAATTTTATAAATAATAAAAATTATGATATTTATGCACTGGGAATTTTACCATTTTTACAAAAGGCATATGATAATAATACAAGCATCTGTTTAATTGCATCGGGAACACATGCTTTTATATATTCCCGCAATTGTATTAATAAAGTATTACAAGAAGATAAAAGAAAAATTATAGATTGGGATTTATATACACGAAATACATTTAGAAGATATTTATTCAATGAACCATTGTGTTATCAATTAATTCCAGAAACAGAAAATCAAAAATATTGGGGAAATAATATTATTGTAAAGATAAATTTATATATAGTAAAACTATTGAAATTAGATGTTCAAGTTGAACCAGGATATAGTATTATGTATTTTGCATCAAGAGTGTTATACGGGTTATGTGTTATTTTATTAGTATGGCTTGTAATTACTGTTTTTAATATTACTATATAAGATATATATAAAATTCAATTAAAAATAATATATAAGTATAAGTTATAAATTTAAAGGTATATGGACAATACAATGTATATAGAAGCACGTACTGAAAAAACTAATGGGTCATGTTACCGATTTGAAAAAATAGAATTTAATAACAGTTTATTAGATATAGATGCAACATATGTAATTCATTTGGAAAATAATGGACGCTTAGATAGTGTAAAGTCACAATTAAACGAGTTTCATCCCACTAAGCTGGTTTATATTTTATACAATAAAGGATATAAAAAATGTAATAAAGATGCATATATAGATAAACCACCATTAGACCTCGTAGATGCATATTTATATATATTTAAAGACGCACAAGAAAAAAATTATAAAAATATATTGATTTTAGAAGATGATTTCATTTTTAATAATAAGATAAAAGATAAAGACGTTCAAAAAAATGTTATGAAATTTATAAATAATAAAAATTATGATATTTATGCACTAGGAATTGTACCTGGTATACAAATAGCATATGATAATAATACAAGTATATGTTTAAAAGGAGGAGGTGCTCATGCTCTTATTTATTCCCGTAATTGTATTGATAGGGTATTAAAAGAAGATAAAAGAAAAATTAAAGATTGGGATAATTTTATACAAAAAATATTTAGAAGATATATGTATAATGAACCACTATGTTATCAAACATTTCCAGAAACAGAAAATCAAAAATATTGGGGAAATAATATTTTCATAATAATGAATTTATATATAATAAAACTATTAAAATTAGATGTACAAGTTGAACCCGGATATAGTATTATGTATTTTGCATCAAAGTTAATATATGGGTTATGTGTTATTTTATTAGTATGGCTTATAGTTACTGTTTTTAATATATTTTAGACCATTGCATATTTATATTAGATGTATATTTAATTATCTTTAATATATAAAGCATCACCCCAGCCATGATGTGTCATATTCGTTAACACTCTTTTGAAATTATATTGTAATAAAAATGTATCAATATCAGATATCAAACCACAATTTTTATATAATTCTTTTTCGTTAACTTCCAAATATAATGCTTGTGCGTATTGGATCGAATTTATTGCCCCCTTTAATGCTATAAGTTCAGCACCTTGAATATCAAAATTCCAAAAATTGTATAAAGATGCATCAATATTATTTCTTTTTAAAAAAGTATCAATTGTAATACTTTTTTGATATATCCTATCTACATACACTACTTCAGGATGTTCTTGTGAATGAGTTCCAAATTCTAATACACTTGAAGATTGACCATTATTTGAAACATTAAATACAACATCTTCATCGTCTTTATCTGTTATTACAGCATTATATACATTTGGTACTCCTCTCTTAGTTGCTTCATCTACTTTTGAAGGAATTGCATCAATCCAAACAATATTTTCATTTTTTAATCCAAGATTATTATAAAATTGTAATTCTTCACATTCATGTGCACCTATATGTAAAGCACCTTTAATCATTATATCTCTTGATGATAAAATTTTACTAATTTCATTAAATTCAATTAACATTATATATATAATATATATATATATATCTAATATTTTTCATATATACACGTACCACCGCCACTGATGACTATATCTTTAATATATCAAATGTAATCTTATTTACACCTTTAGAAAGTGATTTTGGAATAGTTTTTATACCTGCAAATTTACTATTACTGTCATTCATTTTATCAAATAATGTTTTTGTATCATATATTTTAACAGGTGGATTCAAATTTTGTTGTATAATTGTAGTTTCATTATCATTACTGTCTAATATAAGTGCAACATGTCCATATGGAAAATATGTTTTTTTATATTTCCAAAAAATGATGGAGCCGGGTTTTAGATAGTATGAATATGATTTAGTATACGGATATGAATATGTTTTTAATTTATAACTATCCTTATTATTTTCTAATGTTTCTATTACATTAAAAAATTCAACAGCATCTACAACCGATGGAAATGAAACATTCTTAATTGTTGAAAAAAATCTTCTAATTAATTCAACGCACTGAAATGGTAAACCATATTTTGTTTTATGTTTTTTACCAGTTTTACTTATAAAAATATCAATACTATTTATATCTATCTTGGTTGTATCTATCTTGGTTATACTATATTTTGTTTTATCCATATAATATTTAATTTACAAAAAAATATTATAAAGATGATGATAGCAATATAATAATTATCATTACATATGTATAGAACATGATGCTAAAAAAGTTGCAACACTATCAATATTTTTCATAAGTTGAAGCTTATATTTTTCAATATTCAATCCAGAATACCAGTATAATTTTTGCAGATATGTATATACTTTATCATTACTTTCATATTTTGGTTTATTGGAAGATATCTTGTCTTGTACCATGACTGTGATTGCCCTTATAACCATCTTGTGTAATAATCGCTCTGGATCAAGATCTTTATCAATATCAATATATTGTATTGCTTTGTTGCATAGGTCTCTATTAACTATCTTCTTTAGGTTGTTGATGGCATATTGTTGAAATTCTGGCAAAGGTTCCTTGGATTGAACAACCCAATATTGTTTATATACTATACTATCATCTCCTAAAATGATAGTAGGTCGTTGATAGCTAATAATAACACCACAAGCCTCTAATGTAAATAGTTTTTCACGTATATAAATATCATCATCGTGATCACATACAACAATTTTATATATTGGATATGGTGCACATAACCATGTACTAAACGTGTGAATAATAGTGCATAAGTATTGATAGATGTAATTGAAAAATAAAAAGAAAGCCATATCTGTTATTATAGTCAATATATATTCTTGTTACGGTAATATATATTAACATATTCATTTTTTTTGTTATTATCCATTATAATTTTAGTAAAGTTTATTATATATATAAAGTTTATTATATGACCTTTTCTAATAATATAAAAAATAATAATATATTTACATTATTGTTAAAAAATAAGAACATGTTAGAACACTCTGTTAATCTAATACATAAACTTACAGGTATTGAAAAAGAACAAATTATAATTATATTGCATGATAAACAAAATTGCAAAGACGGTAGTGATTGTAAAGGTGACCGTAGTATATATAACGCACTGCATAAATTATATTGGCATAAAAGCACTGATGTACATGTAGGAGGTAGTTCATGGATTGTAAAAAGAGCACAAAAGAACGCACTAAAGATTAAGAGTGTAATTCCTAAAAATATAAACATTTATAATAAAGATGTTTTTATTGATATTGGTTGTGGGGATGGTTCAATAACACACGAATTTGCTAAATTATACAAATTTAAGAAGGTTATATGCGTTGATGTTGAAAACTGGTTTGATACATATACTGAAAAAAATAAAGAAATAAGTATGGTTATAACAGATGGACATACAATAAATATTAAAAGTAATAATGTTGATGTTATCTTATGTAATCATGTTTTGCATCATGTTGTACATTTAGATGATATGTTAAATGAAATTGCAAGAATTATTAAAAAAGGAGGTATTTTAATTATTAAGGAACATAATTGTTATTATACAGAATTATCTTACCTAATTGATATATATCATACTATTTATGAGTTAGTTCTTAAAAAAGTACCTAACCCTAAATTTATAAATGAATACTATTCTTTATATTTAAGCGATAATGAACTTTATAATAAATTAAAAAGGTTAGGATTTGAAATTGTTAATTATGTTTATGAAGGTAATATGATTGGAAACTACTATGCCTTATATACCTATGGTATTTCTAGCACCTTTAACAAAAGCATCAAAAGCAATTAAAACTATAACACAATTTTTTATATCTAATACCAAGAATAAAATTATCAGGCAGCAGAACAAGGGCTTCCAAAGGCATTATACATGGTTGGTGCGTATCATGAACATGGTAGGGGAGGTGTTTCTGCAGATATGAACGAGGCTAATCGCTGGTATAGCCGTGCTACTATAGCAGGATATCCATTGTAAATTTTGTATTTTATGATTATTATCATTACGTGTATGGAAGTACTATGCTATATAATTATTATAATAGTTAAAACTATAGCAATTATAGTAATTATAATGGATATAAATTGTATCAGCATCAAGTTTAATTTAGATATATTAACAAAATTAGGTACACATCATAAAAAAATAATGGAACAAGTTAAAAATAATATTAATAATATGAAATCAAATAAAGAATTATATAATTTTATAAATAATTATTTAAATGAACATTCTATAAATAAAGCATTTCCAATTGGAATTTCTATTAATGAAATTATTGCTCACGATTCATATCATAAAGATAATAAGATTAAATTTAATGACGGCGATCTAATAAAGGTAGATATAGGATTAGAAGAAGATGGAAATATAATTGATAGTGCAAGAACCTATATATACACCCCATTGTGTTCTAAAAATGTAATTATGGACAGGGTCAGTAGTGAGGGGGACACAGAGGCCGTAGGTGCATGCCGTGAAATTGTACAAAATGTAGAAATATTTATTAGAAATGAATATACCAATAATAAGAAAATCAATATACAAAAAATATCAACTGAAATCTATAATAATATAACTACAAAAGGATATCATGCATTAGATTTTTTAGGAGGTCATACAATAGAACATGGTAAAGTTCATGGTAAAAAATTAATTCTTAATAAACCTCTAACCCATTTACCCGTTCAATGTAAGACTTTAATAAATCCAAATGATGAACTTGTTGATGGTGAAATGTTTGCAATTGAAGTATTTATACCAAATAAAAAAACAAATGGTTATATGATACAAAATGAAAAAATATTAATAACACATTATGAATTAAGTGATATAGTACCTTTGGTACCTTTGGACAGTAAGGAGTCATCTACATTAAAAGATATAGGCATAATTACTAAAAGACTACCTTATGAATATCGTATCCATGATAATTATGATAAATATATTATTAAAGCATTAATTAATAAGGGATACATTAAAAAACATTTACCTTTAGAATGGATTGATAAAGACAAAAAGAAGATTAAATATATTCACTATGAAGATTGTTATTTAATTGATCCAGTTAAAGGAATTATTAATTTAAGTTGCCATATTGCTCCTAAATGCCTGTAGACTCTACCACTGCCAAAGGTGCCTTTGGATTAGGATCCAATTAGTCCGTTAGTTCATAGTAACATCAGCAATCCAATTTTGTTCTTCATAACTTATTTTAACGTTTATATCACGATCATGTACTTGTAACCGAGATTCTACATTTTTCCACAATAAACTCCATTCTTCATATGTATATATATAATAATACCTATCTGCAATTGCTTTTTTATTTTTATGATTTATTTGAGTTGTATCATTACTGTTCCTATTCCTATTCCTATTCCAAGAGACAATATTGTCACCTGGTTTAATAAATGTACGTGGTTTAGATGTTGTAAATAGTGTACCGTGATCATCAGTATAACTTTGTTCAAATGCCCATGTTGTAAAAAGTGCACGTCCTCCTTTTTTTAATAATTGTATACATTTAGTTATAGTATTTATACGTTCTTCTTCTGTGTCTATATGATGTATAACAGCAATACATAATAGATAATTGAAATGATTGACTGGATACAACTTATCAATATTTTGTGCAAGTTCTAAACAACAATTATATCCTTTATTTTTAACCATATTAACAAATAGCTGACACGAATCTAATGAATATATTGCATCTTTGGAATAACCATGCTTGAATAAATAATCGATATTTTTACCATTACCACAACCCACCTCTATAACCCGACCCTCTTGACCCTGACCCTGAGTATCTATACCATGATCATTTATAATCATATTATCAATAAAATTTTTAACACATTTCCAAATATAGGCTCTTGTTTTACTAAAATCATTTGCAATTATATCATAACATGAACTCATTTTCTATATGTTAAAGTTATTAATTTATAAAATACATCATAAAAATAAATCAATTTTTATAATATAGGTAATAATTGTTATGATATAGGTAATAATTTTTATGATATAGGTAATAATTGTTATAAAATTACATATAATATTATTATATACAATATATATATATATATATATATATATGTATAATAAACCATATATTATTAAAGATTATGATGATGTTTACTTTATATATAAACCTCCTAATTGGAATTGTGTAACAGGCAATGATTATATAACTTTGATGAATAAGTCTTGGGATAATTTAATTTTAACGTGGATAAAAGAAAATTTAAAAATAGATAAAGATGTAAATAATATTGAAAATGGATTTGGATTATTAAATCGTTTAGATTTAGAAACAAGTGGTATAATTATGGTTGCAAAGAATATGCCAAGTTATATAAAATACAGGACTAATATAAATGATCATATAAAAACAACAAAAATATATTTATGTATTGTAAGAGGTATTGTAGAACATGAATTTGGTATAATTGAATTGTCATTATATTATAATAAACTAAATAGATTAACAACTGTTGATGATATAAAAGGTAAATTTGCTTATACAGAATATATAAAATTACAAACATTAGAATATAATAATAAAAAATATACATTGCTTTTAGTAAAAATAAAAACAGGATTAACACATCAAATAAGAGTTCATTTAAAAAAAATAGGACATACTATCATATGTGATAAAAAATATGAAGGCAATAAAGATACATTAATTGAAGAATGTAATTTAAGTAAAAGACTATTTTTACATGCAATTTATTATAAAATAGATAATGATATTGATGGATATGCAAAAATACCAAAAGATTTAGATTATGTCCTAACTAAATTAAAAAAAATTAAAATACATTTAGAATATACAAATGCATTTGATATATTAAAGAGTAATATGATAACAAATAAATTTTTAAAGAGTGAAGATATTCCGAAATTATAAACCCTCTTTACATGATTATAACACGTTCTCAATAAGTTTTTTTATTTCTAATAATTCCTTATTCATATTATTACTATTCCTTCTTTGTTCTTCAATTTCTGGAAATTCGTCCAAAATAGTTGCAATATCTACATTTCCAGAACCAATAATTTTATCATATAATATGTTTGCAATATCTAAATTATTATTTTTAATTAAATTGTAAGCAATTGCCTTTGGTATATTTTCTCTAACATTACGTATAACTGTTTTATAATATTCATACATAATTAACTTAAATTTGTCAATATTAAAATTTCCATTTGGTAAAACTATTTTAGAAAATTCATTCATCATAATTTGTTGAAAATGTTTATCATCTGTCCATATTAATGATTCTTCTTGTTCAATTAATTCTTTTATCTTAATATCTGCTTGTTGATACTTGGGTAACAATATATCATTTATAATAATTAAATTAATTTGTTTAATTAAATTTGGATATTTAGATAATGGTTTATCTTCTAATATTTTCTTACTTAAATCATTTAACAAATCTAATATACTTTGTAAACACTTTTGACTTGGTTCATATAATTTATAAATTGGTCTTAACTTTTTATCTACTAATGTTGATTCTAATGCTTCTATAGGCAAATATGGAAAATTCATATGTAATCCATCATAACTTTTTAACATGACCAATAATATATTATCATCCATTTCTATAAACGGATTATATTTATCTATTTCATTTCTATATTCATCAAATCTCTCCTTTATTAATCTACCTGTAGCATAGAGTGAACCACGTTGCTCAATTGCTTGAACAAAATTCTTAATATATAATGAAATTAAATTATTTAATATGTTAATCTTGGCTTCCTTATTACTTGGTACACTTTCTCCAAGTGAATAAATTACTATTTGTAACTCAGTTAATTTATTAGTTATACTATTTAATACACCAGGTAAACATTGTTTTATATTACTAATTAAAATATTACTTAAACATGTTGTTAAAATAGGTATTCCTAATCTTGATTTGTATCTTTCATTGCGATATACTGGATGATTTGCAAAATATACCCTTTCTCCTTCTATGCCCCCTCCTACTCCTACACCCCCTCCACCCCCTATACCCCCTCCACCCCCTATACTCGTAAGGCCTGTAGGTTTATTACGTATACCAAAATAACCATATTTTAACTTCAAGTCATTACTAACATTGTTTTCTAAATAGTTGGTTATATCACTATCATCATTCATTAAATCTATTTTGGTTAAAACTCCAATTGTTCTATTTCCTTGTGGATCTGCATTTTTAATAAGTTCCATTGCCATATCTGCTTCTATATCATGACGTGCTGCAATAACTGCAATAATTAATGAATTTTTTTGTTTTATATATGATGATACTAAATTAATAATTTGATCCTTAATATCTTTTGGTTGTCCTTTATCGGTTATAGCAATACTTGTTAATCCTGGTAAATCAATTAAACTTAAATTTGGTATCCCTGATGCATATATTTTAACATATATAGGATTAGAACATATATTAAGTTCTGTTCCTGCTTTCATATTTGTCTGATTTTCAATTTCATTTATAACCTGGATACGTTGTTCTTGAGTTATAGATGGATATGTTATTATAATCTTTTTTTCTACAAACCATTGCATATTATTATAACAACCAAATTCTATTCTATTTTCAGTTGTTGTTGCTATTAAATCTAAATGTAACGGTGTTCGTGTTGTCATACTCTTTCCAATTGGTAATATATCAATTCCAATAAGAGAATTTAATAATGAACTTTTACCACTTGATTGTGTCCCAACTACTACTAACTTTGGTAAATCTATTAATGCATTATCAATATGTGTAGAATTAAGTATTGATGCAATTTTAATTATTTCTTTATTACATACCAGTGAAGATGGCTGTGCTTCCTTAGTCCATGATAAATAACTTGCAACGTTTTTTAATGGTTCTATGTAATTAATATTTTTTAATGGTTCAATATAATTCATATTATTATAGATTATATATATTTCATAGTTTATATATGGTTATAATTTAGATTTAGAGGCGGAGTTATAGTGTATATATGATTAAAAAATTGAAAATAATAATTATTGATATCTTATTAAATTAATAAAACATCAATAATTATAGCTATACTTGTTGCTGAACACAATGTCTTTAGTCGCTGTTGCTGATGAATCATTACAAAAACCCGTGCAACATAAAAAAAAGGGATCAAAACGTGGATCTAAAAAAACACAAGAACAAAATAAGTGCGATGGTGATGAATGTGGTGCAGCTATAGTTCCAGTTCCACGTCCTACATATGTTGGTGTTTTACTGACACCTGTACCAGATTTATTTGCCATGATATCATCAATCTACCCAAAATTTGGTGTATTGACTGATGCAATACTTAAAGCAAATTTAATGCTTGTACTACAAGAAGGAAGAAGGCACCGAACTATTGAGTTCCTTGGCCGTTTTAAACGAGACGTTGTAACAGAATTCATGTCAACGTTTAGTAAATTTCTTGGTGCCAAGGTGACATTACAGATTGACGGCATTGGATACAGTTGTAATGCAATTGCACTAAGCTGTACAGAAGAAACAGTATTTGATGACGGTGCTACATTGACTGAACGTTTTGGCCCTAAATCAATCGGCGGTCCTAGAAAAGCACATATTACAATTGCATTGAGTCCTGGTACAAGTGCTGTTAATAGTGTTGAAACATTAATTAACCCACTTGTCACAATGACATTAGAAGAGGTTGATATTAATGAATTACCACTTGCTGGATTTATTACATTTCCACATGTTTCTATTGAGGGGGAGATTTTTGCAGAGTATCCTAAGGGAAATGGTGCATAGTATCCTCGGGGGCAAGGAGGCATAAAAATTTTTATAATGTAGTTTATAAAAATTTATTTTTTATTCTTTATTTTTTTCCTTTAATTTTTGTGATAGTTGTTGTAATACACATCCCATATTGTTTTTGTGTTGATTTTCATTATTTAATTTAGAATTTTCTACAGGCTTCACATTTGATCTATGAGATTCCCCTGTTTGTTGATGCAAAGAAGGTTGGTTATGGTGTAAAGAAGGTTGGTCATGATGTAATGAAGGTTGGTCGTGGTGTAAAGGGTGGTGGTGATAGTTATATATATTTTCATTTGATTTAAGCATATTATTCATCATAAATAAATTTTTAAAAAAATCATTTTGGCTTTTTAATGATATATTTTCATTTTTATATATTTCTAATTCTTTTTTTAAATATTTTTTTTTTATATTGTCTATAGATTTAAATTTATCTTTCTTATCACTTATAACCTGTTCTAACTTGGTTATGTTCATATCCCTTAGTTGTATTTCTGCATCCTTATCACTTATAACCTGTTCTAACTTGGTTATGTTCATATCCCTTAATTGTATTTCTGCGTCTTTATCGTTTATAACCTGTTCTAACTTGGTTATGTTTATATCCCTTAATTGTATTTCTGCATCCTTATTACTTATAACCTGTTCTAACTTGGTTATGTTCATATCCCTTAGTTGTATTTCTGCATCCTTATCACTTATAACCTGTTCTAACTTGGTTATGTTCATATCCCTTAGTTGTATTTCTGCGTCTTTATCGTTTATAACCTGTTCTAACTTGGTTATGTTCATATCCCTTAATTGTATTTCTGCGTCTTTATCGTTTATAATTATTTGTGTTTCTGTGTCTTTATTACGTAAGTTGGTTATTAATTCATCTTTACTTGAAATTAATAATTGCACTTCATCAACATAGTTTTTTTGTTGTATAATCATATTTCTAAATTCTGTTATATTATTTATTATAACATCATTTGGTAAATTTTCCATATAAATGCCTACTTACTTTAAGTCTATATAAAAATTATAAATAAAACTATTACTAATTATAAAACTATTACTAATTATATAAATAACAGTATATATAAATAATAGTATATATAAATAACAGTATATATAAATAACAGTATATATAAATAACAGTATATATAAATAACAGTATATATAAATAACAGTATATATAAATAACAGTATATATAAATAATGGTATATAGTCACCAATTCGTATAATCATATTTTTTATAATATGCACGATTATATGTATAATTTTTCAAAGTACTTTTAATTAATTTATAATTATTTTTAACATATTGTTGTCCAAATAAAATTAGTTGCTTATGTGTTTTATTATTTTTATTATCTTTATTTAATAAAAAATAATCATCTGTGATTCCAATTTCATCATAATCAAAAGTATAAGTTATATAGGAACCAGAGGTTTTTTTAGTATCAATAAAAACTCTTTTTTTATAATAAGCACCATCAAATCCGATGCCTTTGGTATTATCACTTGATGAATTACATATTTGTATCCATTGAAATAAGTCATAAGTTATTGGAAATAGTGTTATTGAAGCAATAAGTATATCAAGTAAATGTGTATTAGAATTAAAATTGCTAATAATAGTAAATTTGAAGTTGTATATCAAGCCAATATGTAATTTATTATTAAACTGTAAATAATCATTATCATTTATTAATAACATTTTGTGTAATATTTCTCTTATCTTATCTAATTGAGTAAATTTAGCTGTATTGTTTATTTCTATATTAATTATTTTATTTAATAATGTTCGTTTATAATTTATTGAACTATTATGACATAATATAAATGCAATAAATGCACCACTACTAACACCTGCATAACTAATATTATTTATAGTACTATGACATTTACCCATTTTTTCTATCATTTTTTTAATTTCAATTGCTATACCAAACCCAACACCACATTTATATCCACCACTTGGAATACTTATTAAATAATTCATATAATTAATTTTGGTTCATATAATTAATTTTGGTTCATATAATTAATTTTGGTTTATATAATTAAATTTTGGTTCATATAATTAATTTTGGTTTATGTAATTAATTTTGGTTTATGTAATTAATTTTGGTTTATATAATTAAATTTTGTTTGTATAAACTTTTTATGGCTTTTTAATGATAGTATGACTAATAAATCATTAAATAGCAATATTAAATAAGGTGTTTTTGATAAATGTATAGAATATATTAAAAATTTATTATTATTTATGTATATATATATATATATATAAATATGAAAGTTAAAGATATTTTACTTAATGATGTGGATATAAATGAAGATAATGATATTGATGTAGATCTAAATGAAGATAATGATATTGATATAATTGAAGATAATAAATGCAAATATAAAACATGTAAATATAAAAAAATTGTTTCTAAAGATATTGTATTTAAAAATTCATTAAAACAACATACATGCAATAAAACAAGTTTTGAAGTAGATCAACATGGTAATGTTATTATTAGTGGAAATTTAAATGTTGATGGAACTATTTATAATAATGGATTTAAAGGTATGACTGGTCCAACTGGTGCAAAGGGTCCAGTGGGTGCAAAAGGTCCAACTGGTGCAAAAGGTATACCAGGACCACGGGGGCCAACAGGTCCTCAAGGGATAAAGGGAGAAACTGGACAACATGGTTCTACAGGACCACGGGGACAACATGGTTCTACAGGACCACATGGTGCAACCGGTTCTACAGGACCACATGGTGCAACCGGTGCTATAGGCCCACGGGGACAACATGGTGCTACAGGCCCACAGGGACAACATGGTACTACAGGACCACAGGGCCCACAGGGACAACATGGTACTACAGGACCACAGGGACAACACGGTGCAACTGGATCACAGGGACCACAGGGCCCACAGGGACAACACGGTACTACAGGCCCACAGGGCCCACAGGGACAACACGGTGCAACAGGATCACAGGGACCACGGGGCCCACAGGGACAACACGGTGCAACAGGATCACAGGGACCACAGGGAACGCAGGGTATAATTGGTGCTACAGGCCCACAGGGACAACATGGTGCTACAGGCCCACAGGGTATTATAGGATCACAAGGACCAATTGGTTTAACAGGTGCAACTGGGTCACAAGGACCAATTGGTTTAACAGGTGCAACGGGCTCTCAGGGCCTAGAAGGACCAATAGGTTTAACAGGTGCAACGGGACCACAAGGACCAATTGGTTTAACAGGTGCAACGGGACCAATTGGTTTAACAGGGGCAACTGGACCACAAGGAATACAAGGACCTATCGGTTTAACCGGTGCGACGGGACCACAGGGACTTGAAGGACCTATCGGTGTTACAGGTGCAACGGGACCTATTGGTGTTACAGGGGCAACTGGACCACAGGGACCTATCGGTTTAACCGGTGCGACGGGACCTATTGGTGTTACAGGGGCAACTGGACCTCAGGGCCTAGAGGGACCTATTGGTGTTACAGGTGCAACGGGACCACAGGGACTTGAAGGACCTATCGGTTTAACCGGTGCGACGGGACCTATCGGTTTAACTGGGGCAACTGGACCACAGGGACTTGAAGGACCTATCGGTTTAACCGGTGCGACGGGACCACAGGGACTTGAAGGACCTATCGGTTTAACCGGTGCGACGGGACCACAGGGACCACAAGGACCTATCGGTTTAACAGGTGCAACGGGACCACAAGGACTTGAAGGACCAATTGGTTTAACAGGTGCAACTGGTTCACAAGGAATACAAGGACCAATTGGTTTAACAGGTGCAACTGGGTCACAGGGAATACAAGGACCAATTGGTTTAACAGGTGCAACTGGTTCACAAGGAATACAAGGACCAATTGGTTTAACAGGTGCAACTGGGTCACAGGGAATACAAGGACCAATTGGTTTAACAGGTGCAACGGGATCACAAGGACTTGAAGGACCAATCGGTTTAACAGGGGCGACGGGACCACAAGGACCTATCGGTTTAACAGGTGCAACTGGTCCTACAGGCATACAGGGTTTAACAGGTGCAACGGGACCACAAGGACTTGAAGGACCAATTGGTTTAACAGGTGCAACTGGTCCTACAGGCATACAGGGTCTAACGGGGGCAACGGGACCACAAGGACTTGAAGGACCAATTGGTTTAACAGGTGCAACTGGTCCTACAGGCATACAGGGTCTAACGGGGGCAACGGGTCCTACTGGTTCCATAGGTTCTGTAAGTTCAGGTACTGGTTCTATCCTCCTTTATGATCCAGCGGGTCCTGTAGGTTCAAACTTATTTTATTCTGATAATCTTAAAGTTATTAATACGGGTGGAACAGGTACTATACAAACAACTGGAAATCTTGTTCCATCTGCAAATAATATATATTCACTTGGTTTAACAGGTAGTGTATGGAAAGATTTATATGTTGGTACTGGTTCTGTCTATTTAGGCACTGTTAAAACATCAAGTTCAATAATATCTGCACCTACTGGACCAACAGGACCTGCTTTTTTTACAAATTCACATATATGTCCTGATACAAACCTTGCATACTCTCTCGGTGCTAATAATTATAGATGGGCTGATATGTGGGTTGGTCCCGGTACTATTAATATTGCAGGTCCTGGAGGCAGTAATGCTACAATTGGAACTGATTCTCAAGGTACGATTTATACAAAAAGTGGATTTGCAACACCTTTTATAAATATAGGACCTTCTATAGATGTATCAAATGCAGTTGGTGGTTGGCAAATTAGTCCAACAGGAAGTTCAACGGGACCTAATTATGATTTAATTGCTCAACAAAATACTTTAGGTGGTTTGACTGGTCCTGTTTACTCCTTAGTACGTTCAAATAGCCCAACCGGCCCAACCGGCCCCCAGGGGCAACAAGGTAGTTCAAGTGGTCTTACATTATTTCTTAATAATTCTAGCTACCCTGGCAATAATACAGCACCTGATTCCTCTGGAGTGCTTCTAACAGCTCCTGCAAATAGTACAACACCACAAACATATATTAATTATACCTTTAGTAATAATGACCATGCAGCACATTTAATTGGTACTTTCACTTATCCTTCTATAAATGCTTTAGTTATACCAGCAGGTATATGGGATTTAAATGTTTATACTCAATTAAATCAAACATCACAAACAACAAATATTTATATGAAAATTTATTATGTTAACGGTGTAACATCAACGCTTATAGCAAATGGTACAACAGATACAACTGCAATAAATGCAACTACGGCCATAACTCTTTACACTAATTCACTATATGTGCCATTAACAACATTACCAAATACATCGTGTTCAATAAAAGTAGAAATATATTTACAACAACCTTCGGGTAGTACTAATGGTAAAATATTTCATATGTATATGAATAATAATACAATATCGCATATTCATACATCATTAGGTGTACAGGGTTATACTGGACCACAAGGAACAACCGGTGCAACAGGTCCACAAGGAACAAACGGTGCAACTGGTCCACAGGGAACAACCGGTGCAACAGGTCCACAAGGAACTAATGGTGCAACAGGTCCACAAGGAACTAATGGTGCACAAGGAACTAATGGTGCAACAGGTCCACAAGGAACAAATGGTGCACAAGGAACTAATGGTGCAACCGGTCCACAAGGAACAAATGGTGCAACCGGTCCACAGGGAACTAATGGTCCACAAGGCACTAATGGTGCAACAGGTCCACAAGGAGCAACCGGTGCAATTGGTCTACAAGGAACTGTTGGTGCAACCGGTCCTTCTTATCAAGCAGGTATCACTTGGACGAGTCGTACTATTAGTGATCCTGACACTCGATGGACATCAGTTGCTTACGGTAATGGATTATGGGTTGCTGTTGCAGATGGTGGTTTTGGAAATAGAGTAATGACAAGTTCAGATGGTGTTAATTGGAAGATTGGAACTGGTGTTCTTTCTGAAGGTTGGCGTTCAGTTGCTTACGGTAATGGATTATGGGTTGCTATTGCGAATCTTAGTACAACAAGTAGAGTAATAACAAGTCCCGATGGCATCACTTGGACAGGTCGTACTACTCCTACTAATAATGCTAATAATAATTGGCGTTCAATTGCTTATGGTAATGGATTATGGGTTGCTGTTGCTGGTGATGGTATAGAAAATAGAGTAATGACAAGTTCAAATGGTATTAATTGGACGCTTAGAACCAGTGCGGCTGATAATGATTGGTACTCAGTTGCTTATGGTAATGGATTATGGGTTGCTGTTGCAAGTAGTGGTGGAAATAGAGTTATGACAAGTCCCGATGGTATCATTTGGACGAGTCGTACTACTCCTCCTGATGATAATACTTGGTATTCAGTTGCTTACGGTAATGGATTATGGGTTGCTGTTGCGGGTAGTGGTACAGTAAATAGAGTAATGACTAGTCCCGATGGTATTACTTGGACCCCCAGTACTAGTGCTTCTGCTACTTTTTGGTTTTCAGTTGCTTACGGTAATGGATTATGGGTTGCTGTTTCTCAATCTGGTCTAGTTATGACAAGTCCCGATGGTACTACTTGGACTCTTAGAACCAGTGCTGTTAATAGTAATTGGTATTCAGTTGCTTACGGTAATGGAATATGGGTTGCTGTTGCTAATTTTGGTTCAGGAGCTAGAGTTATGACTTCTGGATTCTCTGAAATTCATGATGTACAAAATATTAATGTAATGCAGGGAGGTAGAACAATTAATATGGGATTATCAGTCCCAACTGGTAATATAATCGGTAGCACAGGGGCTACAAATATGACGGATGGTTTTATTTATATTCCAGGGGCAAGTGGACCACCCACTGCAACACCAACCACAATATCACCACCATTTCCTTTATATTATGATTCTGCTAATAAAAAATTGTATATTTATGATAATGTATGGCTATCAACCATAAGTTTGACTTCAGCTTCTGCTGGTATTACTTGGGTGAGTGGAAGTACACTTGATTATGAATGGGCCTCAGTTGCTTACGGTAATGGATTATGGGTTGCTATTTCGGATGGTGGTCAAGTAAATAGTGTAATGATAAGTACTGATGGTATTAATTGGACGAGTAGAGCCGCGGCTGCTGGTTATTTTTGGCGCTCAGTTGCTTATGGTAATGGATTATGGGTTGCTATTTCTGATACTGGTACAGGAGATAATTTAATGACAACTCCCAATCCCACTAATACCGAGTGGACACTTAGACCAGGTATTCCTATTAATAGTTGGACCTCCATTGCTTACGGTAATGGATTATGGGTTGCTGTTGCCAGTGATGGGGCAGTTATGTCAACCCCCTTTGGTTATTATAATTGGACGCCTAGAACCAGTCCTGCTAATAATAGTTGGATTTCAGTTGCCTATGGTAATGGATTATGGGTTGCTGTTTCTTATAGTGTTGCTAGTGGTGTTAGTAGTTTAAATAAAGTAATGACTAGTCCTGATGGTACTACTTGGACTCTCAGAACTTGTTCTTCTGCTGCTTCTTGGTTCTCAGTTGCTTATGGTAATGGATTATGGGTTGCTGTTTCTACAACTGGTACAGTTATGACAAGTCCCGATGGTATTAATTGGACGAATAGAACTAGTGCTGCTAATAATAGTTGGACATCAGTTGCTTACGGTGGTGGATTATGGGTTGCTGTTGCTAATACTGGTACAGGAAATAGAGTAATGACAAGTCCCGATGGTATTGAGTGGACAAGTAGAACGAGTGCTTCTAATATTTCTTGGCGTTCAGTTGCTTACGGTAATGGAACATGGGTTGCTGTTTCTAGGGATGGATCAGGAAATAGAGTAATGACTTCACGTTAAAGAGTTGAAAATTTACACCTTTGAAGATTATAAAATTAATGCGATTTTACCCTATACATAAATACCTTTAATTATATAATACAAACTTAAAAAATTGCAATAAATATTGGATATTAAAGACAATGGTTATAAATAGGTATAATTTATAAACAAATATACTTTTATTTTGTTTCCATATATAATGTGTTCTTAACAATGAAACAATAAATATTGCTACTATTTATAAGTATTGTATGTTCATAATGCATCTTTTATAAATTGCACAACAAAGAACAGGACCTTCGGTACCAATAGAGAGTGCATATTTTACTACAATTAATCAATGCAACTATAGTATTAATGGTATAACTTATGGTTCCGAGTGAAAAAAGCTTAGTAACTGTTTATCATATTGTATTAGAACATTTTTGTAAATTATAATGAAATAAACAAAAAGTAAAAAAAGAAACATAATACATGCATTAATAGCATTGATATATCCACACAGGGTTGGGGTTGTTGTGCTTGTTGTAAATATTTTAGTTGGAAGCATCCATTTGATGTATCATGTATATAACCTTGTTTTCTGTAATAATTTCTAACACCAACACCTGCTATAACAGCAATTTTTTGATATCCATTTTTAATAGCAATCTCTTCTGCTTTTTGTAATAACTTTTTTCCATATCCTTTATGTTGTGATATATCTAATCCTGCACTACTTGCCATTAATAGGTTGCTAATACCCCTATGCCCCATGGGCCCTATCGCCCCCTTTGGCTCTGTATTGTTGGGATCATGGGGGGTATCGGGATCATTGGATCCAGTAGGTGTATACAGGCCTTGGTTTTCTTTACACGGTGTAACAGGTCCATAAGTATGAAGTTCTCTAACAAGTGCAGTATCACATAAATCTGGAAAAATTACTTTTCCTTTATCTGTACAACCTGCATTTTTTGATAAACGTAATCGTAAGAATGAAAATAGGATGGATCTACTACCCTTATTTTCGGGATAAACGTATTCAGTTTCATAACTTAGGAAATACTCGCTTCCTCCAGAACTTTCAAATTCTAAAATTTTTAATTCTGGTTCATCCAGCTTTAAATTAACATTTTTATGATTACCTATTTCTCTTGAACGTATGCATGTTGCAACGAGTCCTAATGTGTCTATATCGCGTTCTATTTCAGATCGCATACCTAATCTCATTGTTCCACCTAATAGAACCTTTGACGGTAGGTCTCTAATAATTCTATTTGTTCTTATAGATTGATGTATTTGTGTATAGAAATTCAATATATTTTTATAAAGTGGATTTTCAAGTCTTTTATTAACTTTATCTATTTTGGATAACTTTTTAAATTCTATCTTTTCTTCACTGGTTTTTACAACATCTTCACCATAAGGTTTATATATACCTTGCTCATACCATTCCTTAATCATAGTATATGGTGTTACCATGCATGGATATATCTTAAGCTGATCTACCTTGAATGACGGATTAGTATTGAATTCAGTTAACATATCAGCATCTATATCAGGCATACGTCCTTCATAACCTGGCGGTGCTGGTAAATCCAACATTAAATGGGCATCTACTTTACACCCTTGAAGATTTAAAATGCCGATTTTTTTAATATATAATTAATTATATATTAAATGTCTAAACATAAAAGTGAAGATTATAAAATTACTGCGGTTAAATATTATTTAGAAAATGATACTAATTATACAAAAACTTGCGAAATATTTAAGTGTTCTGAAAGAAGTTTGAAAAGATGGATTGAAAGATATGAAGAGTTAGAAGAAATTAAAAGACTTAATAGAAAACCAAAATCATATAAAATTACTAAAGAACAAGTTACCAAAGGTACCTTCGGTAAATATGCTATACAAAAATTAAAAGAAAATGAACAGATTACTATGGAAGAATTACATAAAATAGTTAAAAAGAAATATAAGGAATTTGATATTACACATCAACATCTAGGACAAGTAATAAGAGATAATAATATAACCAGAAAACGAACACGACACGAACATTACCCAAAAGAAAGATATGGAAAACTAACAAATCTTAAAAAAGAGTTAGAAGCATTTTATAAAGAAGTTAGTAAATATTCATTAAATAAAATAATATCTTTAGATGAAACGTCAATTAGTCCAGCCTTAATAATGGAATATAGTAAGTGTCCTTTAGGTAAAAGATGTGTTATAAAAACTGATGACAATTATGTATTTAGAAAATTTACTTTATTATGTGCTATTTCTAATTCTAAATGTGTAGGTGCAACATTATATAAAGAAGGTGGTATGACTAAAGAAAGATTTGTGGAATTTTTAGAAGCAAATATTTTTAATAAATATAAAAATCACTTGATTATTTTAGATAATGCTGGTAGTCATAATAATGAGTATGTAAAACAAGCAATTATAAATAGTGGTAATCAATATTTATTTTCGTTGCCCTATACTCCTAGGTGCAATGTTATAGAAAATTGGTTTAATCAAATAAAACACTATTTGAAATTAAATAAAAAAGTATTGAAATATGATGAATTAGTTATAGAAATTAAAAATGCAATAAAACAAGTTAAAAAAGAAAATTATAAGAATTATTTTGAAAACGCCTATAATAAAGATGCTTATAAAGATTATGTTAAAAAAGATTCTACACTAAAAAGAAAACCAAAAAATTATAAGGATTAAATTATATAAAAATTTCATAATATTATATGATTATATTATGAAACTTAAAAGTATTTTATATAAAAAAGAACAAGATGAATTAGTTGATAAAATTATTAATATTTTAGAATTAGATAATGAAAACAGCATTATTTTATATAATTTGGATAATGATCATAAAAAACAAGAAAAAATATTAGAATTAATACCAGAAATAAGAAAATATTATAGTTTTTCAACTATAATAGGAGCATCAGAACCAACAAAGGCAAAAAGACCATATTTATCAATTATTAGACAATTAACTAAAAGTAAATATAAATTAAATAGTTATGATTGCAGAATAAAACAAGATAGTAAAGAAGATATTAGAACAAAGAAATATATTTTTGAATTATTATAAATCCAATATTAATTTTGCTTCCTTAAATAATTTATTAAAATATTTCAAATTATAACAGAGCATATACACTTCAATATATTCTTTTTCTGGAATACAATGAAAATGCATTTCATAACCATAATTTGACCCATTATGAGCAAATAATTTTTTTCCACTATTTTCCCCAACAAACATTCCTAAGCCATAGTTTTGATACTGTTTTAACCATTCTGGATGTTCTCCGCGTGTAATTAATTTAATTGTATCTTGTTTTAATATTTTACTTTCATCTTTATTATAACCATTGATTAAATCAATTCCTAATTTTACTAGATCATTACAACTCATCCATACTCCAGCAGCAGCTGTTTCTGGATACATTCTATATAATCCATTCATATCTGCTAATTTATAATCGTGTTTATTTTCATATAATAATTTTCCTGTAGAATTATTCATATTTAGTGGTGTAAATATATATTGTTTCATTAATTGATATAATCTTTTATTTGTTATTTCTTCAATTACTTGCTGTATTACTTGAAAACCAGCTCCCGAATACATAAATTTTTTTCCTATTTTTTCTGTAATATTAAATGGTTTTGAATAAGATTCACCATTAAGTATTTTAATATTTAATTCTAAATTTTGAGTATATTTAACTTGTGGTTCCATTCCTAAAAATCCATTATGATCACTTGAACCTGATGTATGGGTTAATAAATGTCTCAAAGTAACACCTTTTTTAACACATTTCCATTTTTTTAAATATTTATTTATATCTGTGTCATAATCTATTTTTCCTAATTCATATAATTTAGCAACTACTAAAGATGTAATAAATTTTGAACATGATGCTATTTGATACATAGTATCAGAAGTTGATTTATAATTCTTTGTTGTTGTTTTGCCATCATTATATATTAATTTTGATGCATTAAATATAACATTATCTTTACCACCACCCATTTGATTATTGATGTCAATATTTTTTAATTCCAAATATTTTGTTTTGTATTTTATATATTTATCTTTATAGTCCATAATATTAACTATAAAATAAATAATTTAAATTTTTGCGTTTATTTTTTGAAATTAAAATCTATATAAAGTTATATAAATATAGTATATTATAATGAGTGCTATAGAAGAAAAAAAGACTAAACCGCCAGATAAACAAACTGATTATTTCAAATGTGTTAAAATACCACTTAAACATGTTTTGAAAAATCCAGATATTAATTTACCTAAAATTACAGATGCCGTTATAAAGTGTAATAAAATTATTATTAATACATTGATGTTTATGAAACTTTATTTATTGGATCACTTTGAAAAAAATAATAAACTTCCAGAAATAGATAAAGTATTTGTTAATTCTTGTATGAAAATTTTATGTAATGAAAGTGCATCAGGAAGACCACCTAAAAAAGAAATTAAAGAATTAAAAGATAAATTAACTGCTTTTTATGATTCTGATTACAAACCATTAATTAAAGATACTGATTTAGATTATACACATCTTAATACAGTTTTAGATTATTTAACAATTGGAATAATTACAATGTATGAAAATAATATTAAATTACATTATGTTGAGTATATTGAAAGATATGTTAATATTGTTTGGAAGAAAAAGGAAACAATAGTTAAGATAAAAGAATCTGCCGCCATAGCGGCGACTAAGTCTGAAGGACTGGAAAACAAAGAGGAAGATAAACAAAGAGAATTAGTTAATGAATTTTGCAAACAATTAAGAAAGATTAAGAATGATATATTAGAAATATCATCAGAATATAAATCAGATGTAAAATATCATAATTGGATTAAAGAAATAAAGAAAACAATAACACCTAACAAAGATAAATACCAAAAAGATAATTTATATTATGATTTACAATGTAATCCACAAGATTATTTACCTTGTATGATTAGAATGATGAAAGAAGTAGAAAAAGATGAAGTTATGATTTATAATGTTTTTCCAATGAGAAATGATTTAATTAGTCATCATATTAAAATAGACACAACTACATTAGTTCATTTACTTTTTACACAAAAACAAGGAAATAAAACTGATTATTTATTAGAAGGTAATTTGAAAAAATACGAAGATAAAATTTGGGAATTCTTTTTTAGAACTGAACGTCAATGTTTTAATAAACCAAAATATACTTTTCATCATATGATAGAAACTGATGGAGTTAGTTGCTCTATTTTAATGTTAAGAAATGATTTGATAGGTAAAAGAATACCAAATATTAAAGTAGGTTCAAATATAGAACAATATATAGATGAATTAAGTGATTATACTAATATTAAAAATAAAAAAATTGTTGCATTTGATCCAAATTTATCAGATTTAATTTATTGTGTTGATGATGATAGTAAAGATGCAAATGAATTTAGATATACACAAGATAGCAGAAGAAAAGAATGTAAAATAAAAAAGTATGCTAAAATAATTTTAGAATTCAAAAAAGAAAAAATAGATGGGAAAACAGTTATTGAATATGAAACAGAATTATCAAAACTTAATAGAAAAACATTAACAATAAAAGATTTTAAGGATTATATACAAAAGAAAAGTGAAATAAATAATAAGTTATATAAGTTTTATGAAAAATATATATTTAGAAAACTCAAACTCAATGGCTATATTAACAGAAAAAAACATGAACAAAAAATGATAAATAATTTCAAAAAAATATTTGGAAAACCAAAAGATATAATTATATGTGCAGGAGATTTTGAACAAAAGCAACATATGAAATATAAAGAACCAGTCAAAGGAAAAGGAATAAGAAAGATATTTAGAGATAATGGTTATAAATTATATTTAGTTGATGAATTTAGAACCAGTTGTATGTGTTCAATATGTAAAGAAGAAACAGGAAGATGTGAAAAATTCCAAATTAGAAAAAATCCAAAACCATATAAAAGTGGTAATATCTTAGTCCATGGGCTTTTAACTTGTAAAAAGTGTTCAGGTGTATGGAATAGAGATGTAAATAGTGCTACAAATATATATAGAATTGCTAAAAATGCAATTAATGGATTAGAACGACCAAAATATTTATGTAGAGAAAAGAAGGATGAAAATATTAAAGTAGATAAACCTAAAAAAGAAAAAATAAAAAAAGTCGTTCAAAAAAAGCCAAAAAATCAGTTGAGGTTGTCGCCTCAACAAACTCATAATTTACATGCTCTGCAACGAGCAAACCTTGAATATTTTTTTGTTGAGTAAAATCGGCATTTTAAATCTTCAAGGGTGTAAATCCATTATCTTTTAACATTCTAATTGCATTTTCAGTATGTTTTCTATAACATCCTCTTTCAACATATCTTAAAATATCATCATTTAAATGCTGAACACCAATTTGTAGACGCGTTGCACCAATACGTCTAAGAAATTGAATAGTTTTGTAATTAATTTGATCAGGTCTTGTTTCAGGTGTTAATCCAATAACACGACACATACCTGTTTCATTAATCTTAATCTCTTCTTCTAATGATAATTTACATCTTAATGTACAACCATTAAAAATAAACGGCTCCGATTGGGTGGCGGTAAGGGCCGTAGGGGCAGTAGAGGCATGTGGGTTTATCATAGCTTGTAAATAATTCATAAATACATTAAAAGCATAATATATATCTCTAACAAATTCTATTCTATAATCTTCTTCATATGAATCCCATGTACCACCTTGGATTATAACTTCAATTTTGTCTATAACATGTCCTTGTTGAACATATTGTATTGCTCTTGAAAATACTTGTTTAATTGGATCATAATCATTTTGTATAGCACGATCTACACCTGGTTCTCCAGCCATATATGACTTGGGTTGTCCAGGTTCTGATGGACAAAATGCACAATTGTATTTACAACTGAATGAACCGCCCTTATTGACACTACCGCCCTTATCGCCATCATCGCCACTACCACTACTATCGCCATCACCGTCCCTACCACTACTATCGCCCATACCGTCCCTTGTGATCTTGTCATTAACTGGGTCATTACGTTTATATGGGTAAGCACTTGTAAAAATGCTAAAAACCATAACACCTGAATTTTCACGAACATCGCGTACCTTAATATATTTTTCTAATTCTAAATCTGCATTTTTATATTTACCACTTAAACGTCCTAATTGGTAAATATAGATTAAAACACCCACTTTTGTTACTTGGGTAAAGTTATTATCTATTTGATATTTAATAAATTCTGTTTTGATATTGCTTTTATTAATATCTTTATTATAATACAAATCAAGAAAAATATTAATTTCCTTGATGTTTGTTATATTTATACCATATGGTTTAACAAGTTCTTCAATGGGTACGGGTGCAGAAACAGGATCAATGTCCATTGTTTATAGGTAATTGGTTGTAATTGGTTGTAATTGGTTGTAATTGGTTGTAATTGGTTGTAATTGGTTGTAATTGGTTGTAATTGATTGTAATTGGTTGTAATTGATTGTAATTGATTATAAATTCATTTAAAATCAATTTTTCTTATTTACACTTATTAAATATTATATGCCTTAAGAGCTTATGACACCTAATGTACAAAATTTCATTTAAAGTAAATATATGAAAAATTGTATTGTTTTATACATAATGGAAACATTTGTTCTAATAGTATATCATCAGTTTTCATATTAATTATTTCTTTATAATTTGTCATTGTATTTTCTAATGTATTATTATCTTTGAATATATAATTATTATACATTAATCCTTTTAAGAAGTAGTATTCATAAAAACATATTTTACCTTTAAAACTTTTACTTTTTTTAAAATCATCAAATGACTTATATTGGTTTAGTAATATTAAATTTGCTATTGTATTATATGAATAAATGAGTTCTATTAATATATATGAATAAATTTTACTTTTATCATCATTTGTCATTAATATTTTAAAAATTATGTTTAAATATGAAGAATACAATTCTGTATAACTTTCATATAAACTATATTCATAACTATAATTATCATCGTTTTTACTTTTTTCATAAGTTGAAATAATATTTTTAATTTGTGTATGATATTTACAACCATCTAAATAAAAGTTATGTATTAATTCATGAAATAATAATTTATCTACTTCTTCATAACGTGTTATTATTGTAATTCTTGGTTTTTTATTATATGTTAATCCACTTGATGTAAATGCCTCAAAATTATCAGTACTCTTATCAATTTTAGTTATATCATTATATTTATAATCTCTGCATCTATCAATCGGTATCCATACTATAACTGTATCATGATTACAACCAACACCTGAATATATATGTAATGTAATTGTCTCTTTAAACAATCTATTTATAATTTCCTTATCTCTTTCAAAATTATTATCTTTGTTTACATAATAAAATATAATATTTTTATATTGCAATTTTATAATGTTTATATTATCATCACTTATATAGTGTCTGTAATAATTAAACTTTAATAATGTATGGGAATTAATAATGTGATTAATCTCACTCTTTTTAAGATGTTCATAATTATACTGTAATCCATTCAATGATAACCATATCTTTTTTATATGCTCATATTTTAATTCTATTATCCTTGCATTTTTTTTAATAAGTGAACTGTTAATACCGCTTGTTATACCTCTTACCAAATTTGTAACTATTTCCTTGTTTCCCATACCCTTTACTTCCCGTACATTTCCGCTTATATTCACACTTATATTCATTTATGTTGTTATATACTTTACATTTATAAAATAAATTGTTATTTATAAAAGTTAATAAAAATTATTGTTGGTTATAGTGATGGTAATATCATTGGTCACGGTAGTTGCTATGGTCATCCATAATGTTATTATCATCAATACGTATTAAATTAGGGGGTCCTAAAGGTCTTGCAATATCAAAATCAGGTAGGATACCATAATCACCAGTATATGCATCATTATAGATAGCTATTTTGTTATTACCACGACGAGGGACACCGCGATTAGTTCCTGATGTAATTCTTCCAGGATGATTATAACGTAATACGTAGTCTCCTGATTGTATATATCTATCACCATCACTATTTCCATTTAATGCTATATTTTGTATGTCTCGAGCATATAATTGTTGAAGAGTACCCCCTTTCATATGTTCTTTATTGTAATTACGATTTATTAAATATAATAGAACAAGTGCAACAAGTATAATTAAAATTGTGTTTTCTAACATTTTATGTATATATATATAAATTATAGTATATATAAATTATAATAAAAATATAATTCAATAGTTATTGTAATTTATTAGTCCATCTCTTTTTTATATATTTACTGTATTGTGCTTTGATACATGATTTATATTGATCTATATTTTGTGTTTTATAATAAAAAAGATATTCGTAAACTAAAAACATATATATAAAAATTGAACTATTAAATATAAATATAAATACAAATATAAATATAAATATTTAATAAATAATGCCAAAAAGATGTATTTTCAAAGATTGTATAAAAAATCCATGTTTTAATTTACCAAATGAAACAAAAGCATTATATTGTAGTAAACATAAAAAGGAAAATATGATAGATATAAAAAATAAAAAATGCATTTTCAAAGATTGTCAAAAACAACCTGCATTTAATTTAGCAAGTGAAAATAAAGCATTATATTGTTTAGAACATAAGAAAGAGAATATGATAAATATAAAAAATAAAAAATGCATTTATGAAAATTGTAAAAAAAATCCATGTTTTAATTTACCAAGTGAAACAAAAGCATCATATTGTTTTGAACATAAAAAAGAGAATATGATAGATATAAAACATAAAAAATGCATTTATGAAAATTGTAAAAAAAATCCATGTTTTAATTTACCAAGTGAAACCAACGCATTATATTGTGGAGAACATAAAAAGGAAAATATGATAGATGTAAAACATAAAATGTGTATTTATGAAAATTGCATGTATCGTCCAATTTATAATTTACCAGATAAAACAAAAGCATTATATTGTTTTGAACATAAAAAGGAAAATATGATAGATATTATAAATAAAAGATGCATTTTCAAAGATTGTCAAAAACAACCTGTATTTAATTTACCAGATCAAGCAAAAGCATTATATTGTTTAGAACATAAAAAGGAAAATATGATAGATATTGTAAATAAAAAATGTTTTTACGATAATTGTAAAAAAAATCCATGTTTTAATTTACCAAGTGAAACAAAAGGATTATATTGTCTTGAACATAAAAAAGAAAATATGATAAATATAATATCTAAACGATGTATTTATGATGATTGTTTGTCACAACCTGTATTTAATTTACCAAGTGAAACCAATGCATTATATTGTTTTGAACATAAAAAAGAGAACATGATAGATATAAAACATAAAAAATGCATTTATGAAAATTGTTCAAAAATACCATGTTTTAATTTACCAGATCAAATAAAAGCATTATATTGTTTTGAACATAAAAAGGAAGATATGATAGATATAAAACATAAAAGATGTATTCATGAAGATTGTATGAAACGACCAACTTTTAATTTACCAAGTGAAACCAAAACATTATATTGTTTTGAACATAAAAAGGAAAATATGATAGATATAATTTCTAAAAGTTGTCAAGAAGGAAAATGTAAAAAAGAAGCATTATTTGGATTAATAAATAAACGTGCTCAATATTGTTTTGAACATAAAAAAGATAAAATGATTAATGTAATATTAGAAAATAAATGTAATATATTAGAATGTCATCATGAATATGAATTTATAGTAGATAAAGTAAAATACTGTTCATATCATAACCCAGATAAAAATCATGAAACAAATATAAAAAGATTATGTAAATATTGCGATATAAAAGAGGAATCTAAATATATATGCAATGAATGTAAAAAAATTAAAAATAAGAAAGAATGGTCCATAGTTAGATATTTAAGAAAAGTAATAGATACAAATTTTGAATATAATTCGTGTAAAATGTTACAAGGATGTAGTAAAAAACGTCCAGATATATATTTTGAATTAGAAAGACATTGTGTGATTGTTGAAGTTGATGAAAATCAACATAATGCATATGAAGATAGTTGCGAATGTTCAAGAATAAATGAAATAGTTAATGGAATAGGCGGAAAGTCAATAATAATAATAAGATATAATCCAGATATTGTAAGAAATAAAGGGAAAATGTTTGATGTAAAACAAGAAGATAGAATAGGATTATTAGTAAAGAGTATAAAAGAAGAATTAGTAAAAGAGTATAATAAATTTATAGTTAAAATAATCCAAATATATTTTGATGATAATTATGAAAAATATAAATTTGTAAAGGAAGAAGAAATAACAAATATAGTTTGTATATAATAAATAT